GTAATGATAAGATAGTTCGACTAAAATTTTCTCTGCCCAATTTGTCAATGTCTTCTTTAAGTTCCGGACAAGACCCATAGTAATCCTTCCAATTAGATTCTGATTTTACTTTTCGTTTCTTACCTTTTGGAGTTCTGAATTGCCATAAGTATTTTCTACCTATGTACTTCCTACCATTCAGTTTATTTTCAATTAAATAAACAAATCCATAATGGTCTCCAATGTCAGCACTGGTAAAAGGATTTCCATTATAGATCCAAGGATTTTCATAGTCAATATCTATACTCATCAATAATTTCAAGAACCTTGTTCAGATATTTATCTGCTAGATTCTTTGGATTAGAGTACCAATTTGGATCGTGATATAATTCGTTTTTTAACTTTAGCACCCGAACTCTAAATTCATCTTTATTAAAATTATTTTTGGACATAAAAAAAGGAGGATTAACCTCCTCTATCTATACGACATCATCGGTATTTATACCTAACCATTCTTTACAATAGTCATAATCTCCAAACATAAACTCATCACATTCTGCTGCTTCTTTATAAGCATTTAGAATTTCTTGTTCACACCACTCATCATAGTTTGAATCCTGCGAAAGTATTTTTGGTAACATCTTGTTTAATGCCTCCTACTACATAGGACTCTACTTCTGTTTCTTGTGGGGCTACTTGGAGACCTTTGGAAGAAATCCAATGCTGAGTCCAAGGAAGTGGATTATTGTTTGCTGAAATATCATATTGTGGTTTGAGACCGATTGCTTTAAGTCTTCTATTTGCAATCCATTCTACGTATTGTTGGAGAAGTTTATCATTCAGTCCAATCATGCTGCCATCTTTGAACAGATAATCTGCCCATTTCTTTTCTTCATTTACCGCACGATCAAACATCTTATAAACCCATTCCTCCTCTTCTTTTGCAATCTGTTTCATTTCAGGATCGTCACCTTCTCTCCACTTATTCAGAATGTTCTGAGTAAGTGCTAAGTGTTGGTTTTCGTCTCTTGCGATGAGAGAGATGATTTTAGCGGATCCTTCCATAAGCTTAAGTTCACCAAAGGCGAAACTACAAGCAAAACTAACGTAGAAGCGAATACCTTCAAGAATATTAACGTTTGCGACTGCTCTATAGAGTTTTCGTTTAACGTCATTAAGTGATTCCTTTGCGTATGTGACTCCTTCAAGTTGATGCTTCCATTGATCGGAAGTTCCATAAAATTGTGCTGATTGAATAAAGTCATCATAAGACTCTGTAACGCTCTTAGCACGCTCCAGAATGCGTTCATCACCAATGATAGTATCAAACACCTCAGAAGGGTCTGAATAGATATTCTTAATAATATAAGTGTATGAACGTGAGTGAATCATTTCCATGAATCCCCACACTTCCATACATGCTTCCAACTCAGGAAGTGAGCAGTATGGAATAAATGCCATACCAGGACCACGCCCCTGAACAGAATCAAGCATGATCTGATACTTCAAATTAGAAGTGTAGATATGCTTCTGTTCAGGACGTAGAGTTTGATAATCTCCACGATCCTTCTGGAGAGACACCTCTTCGGGTCTCCAGAAGTATCCAAGTTGCTGAGTAGTCAGTTTATCAAAGATTGGGTATTTGTATGAATCATATCTTTGAATTCCCAGAGGTTTACCAAAAAACATTGGTTGCTTTTTGGTATCAACTTTTTCAGTATTAAAAACCGTCATTCCTTTAATATTTGTTTGGGGTTCTTCGGTTGAAGAAATTTTAAACTGCACAGGATTCACACTCTCCCTCCTCTACTGAACTTAACTCACTTAGCAAATCTTGAAGATTGGGTTTCTCTTCTACTACCTCATCAGTCTTAATATCATAAGTGTTTTGGTAGTAAGAAGTTTTCCACCCGTACTTGTATGTAGTCAAAAAGTCATTTGCCATTACTGACACAGGAACTTCATTATCGGGATAATTCTCTGGATTATATGACCAGTTTCCAGAAATCGCTTGATCAAAGAACTTTTGCATAACAGCGACAATATTGATATAACCACGATTGCTAGACATATCCCAAAGAAGCGTATAAGCATTCTTAAGGGTATGATACTGCGGAACAATTTGTTTGAGAGGTCCTTTTTTGGACTTCTTAACGGACAAGAATCCACGGGGAGGTTCAATTCCATTTGTTGCATTTGACACAACGGAACTGCTCTCCGATGGCATCTGTGCTGACAGTGTTGAGTGCCTGAGACCGTATTCCAAGATAGATGCCCTAAGAGATTCCCAATCATGTTGAAGTTGAATAGAAGAAATTTCGTCTACATCTTTTTTGTAAGTATCAATTGGAAGAATACCGTCAGCATACTTAGTGCGTCCAAAGTATTCACAATAACCTTTCTCTTTGGCAAGTTGGTTAGATGCTTTGAGAAGATAATACTGGAAGGACTCAGAAAGTCCATGGACAGCATCCCATGCCTCCTGGGAATCATAATTAAACCCAAGTTTAGCAAGATAGTGAGCAAGTCCAATAAACCCGATTCCAAGGGATCTACGTGCCTTTGTAGCAATCTCTGCTGCCTTTACGGGATACTTTTGATAATCAATAAGTTCATCAAGACCACGAACGGAAAGATCACAAAGATCTTCAAGTTCTTCATCAGATTTTACTTTACCAACATTAATTGCAGAGAGAATACAAAGTGCAATCTCACCATACTCATCATCAATATGCTGAATAGGATCAGTCGGAAGTGTGATCTCCTGACAGAGATTACTCATATTGACTTTATCTTTGAACGAAGAGTGAGAATTACAATGATCAATGTTCATAAGGTAAACGCGACCCGTTTCCGCACGTTCCTTAAGAAGGTTAAGGATGAGTTCTTGCGCTTTAATAGTTTTTTTCGGAACGGACGGATCCTTTTCGTATGAAACATAAAGATCGTCAAAACTAGGGAGTCCGAAAGAATCATAAAGTCCAGGTACATCATGTGGAGAGAAAAGCGTGATCTCACCGTCTTGAATAAATCTCTCATAGAACAACTTACTGATTTGGATAGAATAATCAAGTTTACGGACACGATTATCTTCCGTTCCCTTGTTGTTTTTAAGAACAAGAATATCCTCTATTTCTTGGTGCCAGATTGGGAAGTGGACAGTTGCTGATCCACCACGGATGCCATTTTGAGTGCAGCATCGGACAGTTGCCTCAAACTTTTTGAGGAATGGGACAACACCTGTGTGCTGAACTTCTCCGCCTCTGATTTTACTGTTGATGCCACGGATCCTACCTGCGTTGATACCGATTCCCGCCCTTTGTGCAACATACCTGCCAATAGCCATATCACTGCTAAAGATGCTATCGAGGGTGTCATCAACATCAACAAGAACACAGCTTGCAAATTGTCGAAGTGGAGTTCTAACCCCCGCCATGATAGGTGTGGGAATGTTGATTTTGTGCTTTGAGATTGCGTCATAATACCTCTTGACATATGACATTCTTGTTTCTTTTGAATACTCTGCAAAAATAGTCAAAGCAATCATCATGTACATAAACTGTGGCGTTTCATATACACCACCGTTGCTTCTGTCCTGCACAAGGTACTTGTCAACGACTTGACGTAGACCTGCATAAGTGAACAAATAGTCACGGTCATGATCAATGTATGAATCAGCCTTAACAATATCTTCTTTGGAATATTTGTTAAAGATTTCGCTATCATAAACTTCTTGATTTACGCAGTTGTAAATATGCTGTTCCAATGAAGGAAGTTCCTTCATTTTTCCATAAAGTTGCTTACGTACTGCAAACAGAAGTAAACGAGCAGCAACATACTGATAATTTGGATGCTCAAGATCAATAAGATCAGAAGCAGAACGAATCAGAATTTCTTGAATTTCTGCTGTTGTAATGCCATCATAGAATTGAATACCAGAAGTCATCTCAACTTGACTTGCAGAAACACCCGCAAGACCTTTACATGCTTCTTCAACCATTAGATGCATCTTTTCCAGGTCAAGAGACTCAATTCGTCCATCACGTTTTTTAACTTTTGTTCCGTTGCTCATATTTTCTTCCAGGTAGTAAATTTAAGTTTTGCTTCTAGTCCAGAGTAAGTATTTGATTCTATCACAGATTGAACGTTAAGTCCAGATAAAACCATATCATTAATGTCCTTGTCCTTTATTGTTGAAGGCCAGATGACAACTTTTTGTCCAGAGTCGATAACACGGGAAATTCTTGATAAGATTTCTGAATTACGTGGTTCGTTATCATAAATCCAAACAGGATTGTCAATACCCCACTTACCAACATCACCATCAGCTCCACAAAGAGCAATCGCGTTTGAAATGAAAGTGGAATCGAATGGACCTTCTGTGATGTAAACAGTTTTGTCTTTTTGTACTTTATCAAGACCGTAGATTTTTGGTGCGTCATCATCAAGCATTATAGTAATGTACTTTACCTTACTGGGACCAAGTGCTCTACCTTGAAATCCGACTAACTTATTTTGATAAAACAAAGGAATGATTATCCTAGGTTCATCTTTATCTGTATTGTCGAATATTGGTCGAAGAGAATTAGTCCACTCCTTAAATTTTTCGGTGTAATAATAGTTATCTGGATTTAATTTTCTACTTTCAAGATACTTTTTTGCTTCTGTATTTGTGGATGCTTTTGGAAGGTCTAACTTTTTCACATTTTCAGAATTTTCATTTTTTTTGAAAAACTCAGGTTTCTGAAAATTGAACTTAGGTTCCTCTACTGTAAAGTTTTTACCAGAGTGTCCTTCTTTAAATTTTTCGAAAGTATATTGCTTATGAATTGTAGTATCAATCTGCTTTAAGAAATTATTAAAAGATACATTAATACCACAATTATGACATTTAAAATTTGTATTATTTTTTACTTGGTATAGGTATCCCCTTGCTTTATTTTTATTCTTCTGAGAATCTCCACAAATTGGACAACGAAAGTTGTAGAGATTATTTTTTACTTTCTTGAATTTCTGAAAACGAGAAGAAAGCAAATTGATGTATTTTACATCAACAAAATCCATAATGAAGCGATAGTATGTCCATCTACTCTACCAGATCATCTTGTTTTGTCAAGACACAATGCGGTCATAAGTCCCGTCCATTTTACGACCGAGTTTGTAATCTTTTGAAGTGAATAAAGTGTTGTCTTGTTTTTAATTTTCATTGGCATCCTGTGCCAACACTCAATTATTT